AGCGCCGTACACAAGGGTCACGCGCACGCACCGGTCGGAAAACGATCGGGAGTCGCTACCCTGCAATTCAACGAGGCACGTTCACGAGGCCGACTATGATGGTTGAATTCACGGAGGATCGGACCTTTTACCTCGAGCCGCATCCGACCCCGTCGGGCACCGGAACGACTTACAACAAAAACTCGTGCACCGGACTGCTGATTAATCTTTCCAACCCGGGGTCGGGTATCTTCAAGACGAAGGTTCTCGGCCCACAACTGGTTCCATTCTTTGGCGCCTTTGACGCGGCTGCCACTCAGCAACAGGGGGGTTACCAGGGTTCCGAACCCCCCGGCTGGCAACGTTGGATGGGCTTTGCACAGTCTAACAGCGCTCCGTATCGCCAATGCACCGTCGTCGGCGCGAAGTATGAGTTCCGCGCGGAGCAACTGCACAATGCATTCTTGCAGCCCGGCCAGGGCTCGAAGTCTATGGCCATCACCCACTGGATTGACAAACGCCCCGACAGCGTCAGCCAGGTCAACACTCTCAGTGAAATTCAGAACATTCGTAACGTGCGCCAGCACAACCTGGTCTGCATCACCGACCAAGTCGATCAAACGCATCAGGTCATTCCAAACGCACAACAGTGCTTTGGCAGCGGGACTTATTCCGCCAAGAAATTTTGGGGACTCAACGACATCAAGGACAACCAAGACAAGCTTGGTGGTCGCTATCACAGCACTGTTGGCTTCAACGGACCCGACGATCAGGCTTACTTGCACATCGCACTTAACGACCGCATTGAGACGGAAGACCCACAAGGCTACGTCATGCCGTCTATACTGATTCGCGTCAAGGTCAAACTTATGTGCCTACTCAGTGAGGCGAACGGCACTTCTAACTGGACCAGCGCAACAACAGGCGCCGACGCCGGAGGCGGAGAATGAAATGGGAACGGAGGCGTCAGCCGTAGTGCACCACTCACATGAATCTTAATTCTTTTCAACGTACAAATCATACGAAACGAAGCGACGCTTCAACTCTGGCGCAGCCTGTATCTTCCACTCAACTGCATGATTGGCAATGAAAATGCGCCGCGAAGGCGGCACTACCACATCCTTGTACTTGGCGTCAATCGACCCTCCATTTTCAACATCTAAAATAGAGTTCTGGTCGTCCGCATCCAACTCGTTCAGCAACTTGCTTGCGTCATCTAGAATCAGATACTTGTAATCCGCGTCCTCTGCCTCGCGGAGTATGTCTTTGCACTTGCCTTTGGCGTAGAAGCATCCGCCGTCGTGCGCAGCGTAGTACTTGAGAAACTGCGTCTTGTTGATGCCAGGTGGCCCGCGGATGACCATCGTTTTCGACCAATCGTGCTGATCCATGAAGTACTTCCACCACTTGCGGTACGGCCCGGCGTACAACGTCGGCCCCCGCCTCTGGCCCGTTTTGAACCGCTTGAAATTACGCTCTGCCGTGTGACCGTGCTGCAGCAGGAACTTTGGCATTTTATCCCTGAGCATATCGCGAGCTTCTGACCACGTGCGTTTCTCCCACACTGTTTGAAACACGTCAACCTTCCAATAATTTGAGACATAGTCCCCATCCTTGACGACGTAAGCCTCGAACCCGCTACCTGGAGCGCCGCCTTCACAGTGGTTCGGATGCACGCCCTTGAAGTCAAAGAAGCGAGTCGCCGTGTCCCCGACTTGATTCAGGGCTTGCTCGTACTCGACGAAGGCGTGATAGTGCCGCTTGCCGGACTCGTGGAGCTCTTGACTGACACTGTACTTTTTCATAGACCCGTGACTTGCAAGGAACTCGATCAACTCCGACTTCGACTCGATTGGATTATCGTCCTTGTCGACGGGGCAACTGTAAGTCAGCCCGACCTTTTTCCGGTTCAGCCGAAAAACTTTGGTCATTTTTGCTAATAAGATTCCTTTAGCAAAAATCCGTAAAATCCGTATTAACTTGGACTTTTACGATTATGGGGCCCATATAGTTATCATCGGGTAATCACCCCGATTGTGGGTCGAAATTTTCGTGAAAATGAGTCTCCAACTATTTGGGGTCGCAGACTCCCGTGTGTCATAACCCCGCAGGTTGTGCCACGGGACATCATGCCGAAGTATGGTCGCCGCAGGAAGACATACGGTCGGGGTCGCCGCCCCGCCAGGAAGAAGACATACAAGCGGAAGCGCCGTACACAAGGGTCACGCGCACGCACCGGTCGGAAAACGATCGGGAGTCGCTACCCTGCAATT